CAAAAAACCATATAGGTGATAAAGATGATACAGATGTATTGACTATTGTTGATACATGTCAATTGGCAGTTTACCATAGAAAACATATGTTAAATAGTTTTAAAGAATTGAAAACTGTAATAGTTACCGCTAATGATAATAATATGCTCAAACCATTCATATTAGAATTTATTAAATTGGGCTTATTTGTAGCTAGTTCATTTGAAGCAATTATAAATAATAATGAATTTTTGAACATACTCAAAAATCAAATTAAAAGTTATACAGGTAAAGAATTTGAAGAATGGACATTATTAGACAGGAAAAATATTTTTACATTAAATCCAAAACAAGGAAAATTAATTCATTTTAGCAAAAATAATAAAAAACCGAGAAAATTTAATAACAATCACAAATTATTTTTTGAAGAACATGATTATGATAGTGATAATAATATTGACGATCAAAGTAAGACAATTGAATCTAAAGAAACAAATAGAAAAAGAAAGGAAAAAAAAACAAATCAATCAAGAATAGAAAATAAAAATAAATCAACAAAAATTATAAATAATAATTATGATATTGATTATAGCAATGATTTTATTAATTTATATCAAATTAAAGATGAAATTAAAACTTTAGATATAACTGATGGAAAAATTAATAATTATTTATATGAAGAATATGATTTTGAAAAATTATATGATGATTATGAATATAATACAGTTGGCATTGAATATGATTCAGATGAAGAACCCGTAATTAATACAACCATCAAAAATATAGTAACAGAAAAAAAACAAGTAGGTTTTTTTGATAAGTATGTACTATCAAGTAGAACAAAACAAAATTTAGTTAAAAAAATTAAAAATATAAGAAAATCATTTAAATCAGAATCAAAACAAGATTTAGACACAATTAATTGTTTAAATGTAGAAACAATTGATAACAATTCCATTAATTCAGAATCAGTAAATGAAAAGGGAAAAATAGAATTAATAGATAATGAAATAAATGATGAAAATTACAAAATCAATGATCTCAAATTAAATAATGCAATAATTACTGAACATGATGCAAGGGATATTATTAATCAAGATAATAATAATATAAATGATTTAAATATTGAAGATGACAATAATATAATATATCAATGGGCAACAATGATTAGAACAGCAATTAATATAAATGAACCATTGTTTAAACCATTAAATTCACATGAAATGTTAACAAGAAAAGTAAGAAGAAATCTTAAATATCATGTTTTAATTTGTACACTAGGGTCAACTGGTGATATACTACCATTAATACATATAGCAGAGACATTAACACACCATGATTGTAATGTAACTGTAATGACACATTATGATCATAGAGATTTAGTTCCAATTTACATGGGATTCCATCCTATTAGTATGAGTATAAGAATACAATTAGAAATATGTTTAAGATTATTCTGTCCACAAGCAGGTTATAATATTGGACCAAACATAGTTGAAGCTTATTTTCAATTAATAATGCATTCAATATTACAAACTTATCCAGAAGAAAACGTTGATTTAATGATATCTGGAGCAATAACACCAGGTGTAGAAAGATTATCAGCATTATATGGTTGTGATATTTATTGGGTAAGACCATATCCATGGTTACATTTAAAAATGACACCAATTAGTATGTTTAATTGTTTTTTAGTTAAATTATCTCAAGAAATAATTACAGCACAAGCTATGAAATATTCCAAACATTTTAATTTACCAACAACTAAAGATACTAGAAATGATATGACTAAACAAATAATAGCATTTAATATTGATTTATTACCAAAATACATGCAAAAAAAATATGATAAATCAAGATGTATAGGACCCTTAACAACAAAAACAAATTATGTAGGATTACATGATCAAGAAATGATTGAATTTTTCAAATTTTGTAATAAAAAAAATTGGGGTTGTATATCATATGGATCAGTATCTGGTGAACATAATTTAACAATAGTTGAATATTTTGCTTCGGCTTTGATTAAGAGAAATTGGGGAGTTGTAGTTAATTTAGTAGGAGTTAAGGAAATATTTAAAATCAAAGGATTTATGGGATTATTTAAAACAGGTTATTATGAGAAACAAAATTTATGGATATTAACTGGGTTTAATTACAAAGCATTATTCAAATATTTTAAATTTGTAATTAATCATGGAGGAGCTGGAGTATTTAGTGAATGTGTGTATTCAAAAATGGCACTAATAAGTACACCAATGTTTGGGGATCATCCAACATGGATTGAGGTAATAGAATCATTAGGAATGGGTTTAGGTTCAACTTTTAATTATTATGATACAAATGCCACAAATGCAGATAATTTAATTGATAAAGTAATTTCAAATGTGGAACATTATTGTAATAATGCAGAAATTGCAAATAATATTGAAAGAAACACAGAATATAAAACTATAATTGAATTAATTAACAAATCAATAATATTAGAAAAGAAAACGTATAGACTTAATTATAATCATGATGAAATATATAGATCAGTAGTTGAAATCTATAATAATTCAACTTGGATTAATGAAGTTGATGACTTAGTTAAACCAATTGAAGAATATGGTGAATATAGAATTGAATGTGATTTATTAAACGTTGTATTTAATCCTAACACAAATTTAAATTGTGTTAATCAGTGTTTTGAATATGTATTAAATAAACAAATAGAAGAAAA